GTTGATTTAGATAAAATTACTGCTGATGACGTAGGTTACTAAAATGCCGTATTTCAGAGAACTACCACTAATACAATATTCATCAGTCTTCGATGGGAGAAGTTCCATTGATGATACTATTGATGCGAAAAATCTATTCAAGAGACCCAAACTTAGAGATGATTTTAGTAACATAGCAACAGGTTTCACTCTATATGAGATAAGAGAAGGTGAGAGACCTGACCAAATAGCAGAAAGATTCTATAAGAATTCTAGTTTAGATTGGGTTATTCTAATAACCAATAATATTACAAATTTGAATGAGCAATGGCCTCTCGATAATAACTCATTTCATAAGTATCTTCTTGATAAGTATGGTTCTGATGAAAAACTATACGAAGTTCATCACTATGAAACAGTAGAGTATAGAGATGAATTTAATAGAGTTCTAATTGAAGGTGGTTTACAAGTTGACCCACCACAATCTGAGGTGGTTACAACAAATACAACAACCAATTCATACTTACTTGATTCATTCCCAAGTGCAAAGAGTAATACTATTATTAGTATCAACCTAAATCAAAGATTGACCGTTTCTGGAAGAGATATTAAAACTTCCACCTATGATATCAGTGATATTTTGGCAGGAACATCAAACTTAAAGGTAAAATCAAGGGGTGCTTCAAATCCAGAAGATTACACAGACATAACTGTGGTAAATAGTTTAACAAACTGGCCAAATGGTTGGGGTGGCATTCTCCGAGTAAGAACTAGGTCAGGTGAAAATGTTGAAGTTACAATATCAGATGTAATTTTGGACACTAAAGTAAGACTTTCAGAAAGATTATATGAAATAACAGGAACCCTAAATGCCGAGGGAGTCTTGATTCCAACCTTTAACTTTACCAACGAAATTCCAGCATAATATGAACTTCCCATACCCAGGAATGAAAGTATTCATCGAATCTGATGGACAACTTCTAGAATTTTTAGACAATTCAGGTGAAATCCAGACTGTAAAGAATATTGCCAAGGCAGTCACCAATCTTGACTATGAAATTAGAGAAAATGAAAAGAAAAGGTCGATTCAAATTCTAAAACCAGAACTTATTGGTGTATTTGTAGGTGATACTAGAAATATGATGAAATACGATACTTCTTCCCAGTATATCGACAGGCAAAACAAGAGGACATATAACCCAAGAAACAATAGATAATAAAAAACCCCCCAAACTAAAAATTTGGGGGGAAATTTTTTGGACCCTTTTTGTAACTAAAAGGTCATTTTAGAATCAACCCTCTGCGAGTTTCTGGAAGTAACTCAGTGCATCATCTTCATCATCGTCAGCAGAGGAGGACGAAGGGGTGATGTCAGGGGCATTGAAATCAGCAGTAGGAGACGGTGCAGGGGCACTGTAGGAGGCAGTCTCACTGAAGTCACCCTTCCGTTCACGTTCCCACTGTGCGTCCTCTTCGACGGTCTCCTGGTCCTGCATCTTTGGTGTACCACGAAGTCCGAGAGTGTAGTCAAGACGCTTCTTCAGGTCTTCATAGGACTTGAACTCTTTAGGGTCAACGAATGCCTGGAGGTCATGAAGGTTCTTATAGAGTGCTTCCAGTGCATCATCATCACCATCGAGGAGTGCACTAGGATTAGCAAACTCAGAAGAATCATAGTTCCAGTAACCTGCAACCTTCTTCAGTTTCAGTTTGAAGTTAGCACCAGCCCAGAAGTCAAAAGGATTGATGGGTTCATCATCATCAAACTCGGGTTGCATGGCAGTCATAATCTTGTCAAAGATTTTCTTACCAAACTTGTAGAGGAACACCCGACCTTCGTTCTGAGGGTTGGCAGGGTCTTTCACAACATAGATGTTTGCGTAGTAAGACAGTTTGCGTTTCTGCTTACGTGCTTCTTCTTTGTCTGCATCAGAACCAGAGTTCCAGAGCACACGGTTCTTCTCACAGACAGGACATTGCTGACCAAGGGTAGTCAGGCAGTTATCGATTAACCAACCACCAGGACCTTGGAAGGCATGGGACCAGACTTGTGCCCAAGGCAGTTCACTACCTTCGGGTGCAGGGAGGAAACGAATCACTGCGGAACCAACTCCGCTCTTGTCCATGACAGGTTTCCAGAAACGGTCGTCATCTTTACCACCGCCCTTCTCGTTCATTTTTTCGACTTGCTTCACCAGTTTCTCGGTGAGGCTTCCCATGCGGGATTGCTTTTTAAGATCAGCAAAAGACATTCGTATTCTCCGTATTGATTAGTATTGAATGTGTGTGTCGTATTGACGTATTGAGTATAGCAAGGAAACGGGTCACTCGTCAAGTGATTTCTCAAGATAGTCTATCTGAGATTCCATGAGTTTGAAGAATTCATCAACTCCTCCACCTTCTTTCAAACCAAAAAGTCTTGCAGATTCAAGAATTCTTTCTTTCATCTCCACTGCTTCAGGGTCATCAGAAAGAGACATCCTAAAGATAAAGAGTTTCTGCTTCTCCAGAAATTGTCTCATCAAATCGAGATGCTCTTTCTTGCCATTGTCATTAGCAAATGGGATATCCATAATTGAGGAGAACAATTCTTGTTGAATTTCGTCCAACTCTTGAATAGATTCCCGAACCATCTCGGAATCAAAAAACTTAGTCATAAAACAATTTCCTTTAAAATTTCCCTACATTTACTCTCATCAATATTTAGGAATGGTTTATACTTTTTAATCCTCAAACTTACGGTTTCCCACACTGGGTCTGTAAGTTTTTTATCGAATCTTGAAACATATCCAAGAATATAATCAAGAATAACCATCGTCTCTAAAGTTATTGCCTTTGATAGGTATAACCTTAGAAGTTCTGGGTGTTGATTCTTATCGCAGGAAAAAAGACTATCAAAGTCCTTCCCTGCAACAAACACCTCACTCTCAGTCTTAAACATGTAGGTAAGACTTTGAACCTTTTTCAACCAATTAGTAAAATTATCTTCACCACTTCTGATTATTTCTCCAATCCAAAGAGACTCGGGGTCGTTGCACTCAACAAAATTTGCTACAAAGTATGCTTTTATCTCCTCATCACTCTTCTGTCTAGACATCTTTTCAAAAAAGTATCTATCCTTTCTTTTATTGAAGGCAGTAATTGATGCCCTAGACCTTCCGCAATATTTAAAGTAATCATATGTTGGCTTTGTAAAGTGATTCTTTACTGCCAGGTATGTTTTGTATACGTCAAAGGGGGTCACTTTCAAAATTTTAAAGTTGCTCTACTAGTTTTTTTCAAAAAGTTTAGACGGGTTGCCTCACACTTAATCTTTTCCTTCAGTGGTTTAGAAATAAGCTTGGGAACAGTTTCCAATTCAATGCTATTCTCCTCACAGTAAGTGATGATTGCATCAATGTAAGTAATCTTAGAAACTTTTACAATATGCTCGATATCTTGGGCAAACTTTTGTGGACATAAGAATTTGTCTTTTATTGCATCCTTGATGTTATTTTGCATATTTAAAACATTGATAGTTAACAAGTTCTCCAATACGTTGGAGGAAATAAGTGAAGTGCTTTCCATAAATTAAGTTTGAGAATCAACGAACTCTTTGATATATTGAACAAGAAGTTTAATGTACTTGGACTTGTCTCGTTGTTCGTAAACGACACATTCCCCATTTTCACATGCCATAATAATGACAAGTTTTTTCACAGTGATACCAGTTAGTTCGTAGAGCATACATGCATATGCACAACACTGAACAAAATAGTGTTCAATCCATTCCTCGGGTTTAGGTTTCTTGGAGGTTTTGAAGTCAATTACTGCGAGTTCACCATCATATTCGGCAATGCAGTCAACTGTTCCTGCAATACCCAAGTACTTACTATAAAGTGAACTTTCAAGTGCATGAATGTTATCTATTTTGTCTAGTTTCTCTTTTGCAATTTTAAAAAGAAACTCTGGGAGTGGTGGAACTTTAGGTAGTTCGGGAATGTTAAGGAGATAGTTTTCAACCAAACTATGCATGTCAGTACCACGACTGGTTGCTTGTTTGGTAATCTTATCTGCTTTCTCTGCTCCTACCTTTTTCCTCCACTCCGCAAAAAACTGACGATTTTTATGACTAGTTACTGATGTGATAGAAACCAGTCTGAGAAGTTCATCACTCAGTGGAACTTTATAGAAACGGATTCCATCAATAGTCTCCCGTTCAAGACTTGGGAGATTCAAATCAACATGATTAAAAGTCATCAATAACCAGATTCAATCTTTGCAACTAAGTATTCTTTGACAAGACCAGAACGTACAATATCTTCGATGCCAAATTCAATTATATCAAAAGATGGCATTTTTCTCAAGATGTCCATGAAATCAACGATTCCATTTTTCTCATTTGCTTTTGTCAAGTCTGACTGACGTGCATCACCACAGAACATAATTTTGGAATCTTCACCGACACGGGTGATGATACTATCAAGTTCGTGGAAATTCATATTTTGATATTCATCTACAATGATAATTGAATTATCAAGAGTAGTACCACGAACAAATGATGTACTCCAAAACTTAATTGTTTCTTGTTGCTTAAGATTACCATACAACATTTCAAAGTCAACCTCGGTAGGAAGTTGGAACATGTATTTGACCATGTTCTTGTATGGAATCTGATAGAGAGAAGATTTATCTTCATGGTCTCCAGGTAGGAAACCAATCTCTCTAGTTGCTACCAAAGAACGAACAACATAAATTTGCTCATATGGAGTAATTTCATCCAATACCTCTTTAAGGGCATTGTATAGAGTAATAAATGTTTTACCCGTTCCTGCTGCACCATATGCAACAACATTCTTACCAGACTTGTAAGATTCAAACAGTTTAGTTTGATTTTCTGTTAAGGGTTCTACATCAATCAAAAGATCCGAATTAATCGGTCTCTTTCTCTTCATCTTTTTCGCAGTCATTCCAACCCCAATGGGTTGCTCATGGTTGTTCTTCTTTCTTCTTGGCATGTCAAATCTTCAAATTTCTTGCTCCAGGTTGCTTAGATGCTTTTGCTAGCACCTCATTCCAACCAGGATGTTTTTTAATGAGTTTGTTTTGGAAGTCACCGACTTCACCAAAACCTGGTGCAGTTGATGGGTCAGAGTAGTCACGTTGCCAGTCAGGGTTGTCTTTGCACCACTGGTCCCAATCGTGAATACTCATCACAACTTCTTTTTGCTCACCAGTCTGAGTATTAATAACAGGATAAGTTGCCATTCTAATATTGTGTCAAGTAACTATTTAGTTGGTCCACTCCATTGCTTCCGCAACTGCAGGAAACTGCTCGATAAAGATTTCCTTTGCCATGTTTGCAATTTCCATATGCTCTGCTTGTGTTCCATTAGCAGAACGCAGGTCAATATAATGGATCCATGAGCGCACTGAGCCTGTCATGTATAATCTTGTCGGTGTTGCTAAAGGAAGCACAAAGCGAGCACACTCCTTTGCGATCCCCTCATCAAGCATTTTCTGGTACAAATCCATTGACTGCTTAAAGTGCTGTTGCATCAGCATTTCAAACTTCTGAATTGTGAACGGGTCAACATCGTCAATAGAATTCTGACGATTCTTTGTATCCTGTCTTCTAAGTGCTGGAAGGGGAATCGTCTCTGCGAGTAGGGTAGAATCAGCATACCGTTGTGAAAATTCTTGATATGTGAACGAACGGTGGCGCAGCACTTGAGCTGCCAGACCCCTGGTAGTGTTGATTTCCAGGGTCATGTATGCCTGCTCAAAGATACTCC